AATAAACCATGGCAAAAAACCCCCCCCCCCCCCCCCCCCGTTATATCATACAGGGAAAAGGCTGTTACCTCGTCTAAAAATTTTTTTCTCCCATTTTTTTCTAGTTTGTTTGTATATAAAAATATGTAAATGATTTACAATTATTATGTATTTTGTCATTTCGTATCACTTTTGCTACAAAATAAATACGATGTAATATATAGTTTTAATCTATAATATTGTGATTTTTAATAGATTTTATCTATGATGATATAAAATATACGTTATCTTTGTGTGGTAGATTAAATGATATATATCATTATATTATGGAGTTAGATATTTCAAATAATGTAGATATTGGATTTGATTGTGATTGTAACTCTCAGAGTGATAGTCTTATATCTTGTATAGTTCAGAATCTTGTTCATACGGGTAATAGATACGAAATGGCTATTTCTGGGAGTCCGACAGGGAAGGAGAGCTCAAATTTGTATTATGAGAACCTTGACAGCGTCATAGAGTCGGTGTATACGACAGTATCGAAAAGCGATCTCGCCCTTTATAAGGGTAATGTCTATTTTTTCACGGGCAAGATATACGAGATAGTTCCGGGACATGCTTATTTGAAGCGTGCTATGCGTACATATTTGCGTGTATCCGGTGTTCCCAAGGCTTTCATTGTTCGAAGTATTAAGGATATAATGGCTGAGATGTACAATTCACTTGAGATAAACAGGGTGTTGCGTCCTCGATATAACGTCATGGCTTTTGAGAATGGAGTCGTGGACATGCGGGATGGTGTTTTGCGTCCTTTCTCTAGGGATCATCATGTTATATATCTTCACCGCTATAGATATGATCCTGAGGTTAAATGCCCTAAGTGGCATTCTTTCTTGAGAGGGACGGAGTTTGGAAGGAAGGTCTATTCGGGAGGTGTTTTGCCGGACAGGAACGACCGTACGATATTGCAGATGTTTCTTGGCCTATCCTTGTATGATCGGGGGACGATGGATAAGAAGGTGGAAAACGCTCTTGTGTTGTTTGGCAATGGGTCGAATGGAAAAAGCGTTATTATGGATACCGTGATGGGGATATTGGGTGAGGACAATATATCCAATTTGAGCATGGAGGCCCTGCTTCGGGGAGGAGATGAGCGCCAGAGAAACCTATCCCAGATAGAGGGAAAGATATTCAATTGGTCCGGGGAGATGGAGGCCAAGACATTCGCCGGGAAGGAAGACGCCGCTAAGAGCCTTATATCCGGTGAGCCCCAGCTTGGGCGTAGGATCGGGAATAACGCCTTTAAGATAACGAATATTCCATACTTCATATTTAACGCTAACCGTTTCCCCGCTGGAGGAGATAGCAGTTTTGGTTTTTTCCGTCGTTTTATATTCATCGTGTTTGATAAGGTCATTGACGAGAGGCACATGAACTTGAGATTGACCCATGAGCTCAAGGATGAGTATCCCGGGATATTGAATTGGATAAGGAGGGGGGCTTTGCTTCTTCAGAGGAATGGCTTCAAGTTCCCGGAAAGTGAGGGGAGCCTGAGGAAACGCATCAATGAGATGGGATTATCGGCTCTTGGTAAGTCATGGGCCATGGCTAGAGGCTTCTTTGCCCTCCCGAGAAAAGGGATGCCTAATGATATGCCGCATGAGGTTGATTTCGCTATCATTTATGATGATGTCAAGAATTACGCGGAAGAAAATGGTTTCCCGATGGTGAGCAGGCAGACGTTAGCCGCCCATTTCAGGGAATTGGGGTTTGATAAGGAGAGAAAGAGAAAGGTTGGGCGAACGGTGTATTATAAATGCTATGGTCTCACTTCCGACCTGCTTGTTTCGGCATCGGTACCTTTGGTGTCTGACATGAGCGTTGGGATCAATAATGAGGGGTTTCAATATGGGGAAGATGACTGAAATACATGAATTTTACCCAACTATATATCCGAGGTTAATATGGGTGGCTAAATTGAGAAACGAAAAAGATATAAACAATATTTTTGGGGGACGAGATGGTTCCGAGATATATCTTGATATTGAAAAAGGCAATGAACCCAAAGCTACGACTTTAAAGGTATGGCATAAAGAAACGGGTAAATATGGAGTATTGGTTTGTATTCATAGCCGTATTAATGTCGGGGATGTAGCGCATGAGGCAGTTCATGTGGCGAGTTGCATCTTTGATGATCGTGGCATGTCTATGGGGTTTGATGGGGGCAAAGATGAACATTTCGCATATCTAGTCGGGTTTGCCGCTGATTGTATTAATCAAGTGAGAATTAATAAATTTAGGGAGTAATATGGAATACGGAAAGAAAATTCAGGTTCACAACTTTATAATGCTTAAATATAAAGTTGACAAAACATCCTTTATCAAGGTAGCTTCGGCGGCCGGTGACTGGTCTGTGTCGTACCGGGAGGACAATATTATGTACTTGACTCTCGATGTGGCCAAAGAGGAGGAGTATGAGGCCTTATACAATGTATTTACGGGCATTTATGGAACATGTAATATCGTGGATTCGGATTTCACCAAAGAGGTATTTGATGCCATGAGTAGACATTTCGAGAGATTGAAAGGTGATCGATCGGTAGTTTCGGATGAGGAAGATTCTAAGATTTTAGAGGAGGAGCGTAGGATAAATGAGATAAAGGACTTGGGATGAAGTTATGGGCGATATAGTAACCATAGAGCTTGGAGATGGCAGAAAAATAGGCGCAATGAGGCAAAGTTATTTCGATCATTTAAAAATGCGTGGAGACGTAAGGTTTCTAGGGTTTGATGGATGCTATTACTATATAGATAGGGACATCATAAGTATTAATGGGGAAATGGTAAGATGTAATAGTCAAAACTAGCTCTGACAGTTTTTGCCCGATAATAAACTAGCTTTCAGGGCAAGTCTTGACTATTTAAACATAATTTTAATATTTAAATATTGTTGTTTTTCCTCTTATTCGCTAGATACAAGGAGCACTTGTTACATGTGAGCGGAAGATAGTAATGTACGGTAGAATCTTCCTCTTCCACGATATCTTTTTTCATTTGTTGTAAGTCCGCTATGAGCTTAGTGGCGTCAAGCCATTCTTTGGAGCCTGCTTTCATTTTTGATTTGGCGATAATGAGACCTTTTAAAGTTTCCTCCTTGGTAGCCATAGATAAGGCTTCCTCTAAGGAGATGTCATCGCTATTTTCAGACTCCATCTCTTTTCTCTCCTTCCTTTTGCTTACCACTTCCATATATTTGGCGAAGTCTGGATTGTTAATCACGGAACGCATTTGCGACTGTATATAGCTATCTGACAAGGTTATGTTATATCCGAAAGCTGCGATATAAGCGTCGTTATCCTTCCATCCTGATAGCATGAGGTCTGCGAATATCTTTTCCTCTATCGATATCTTCGCTTTCTTGATCTCTGTTTTTATACCTCTTGAATAATCCATAGATTCATTATTTTTATGGTTACACGAATACGAAATAGCATCGGCAGTTTATATGCCATTGATATTTATAGTCTTGAATAGGGTGGAACCCTGCCATGTCGTCGCATAGCGCGCATGGGTACGAGCTACCCCGGAATGAGTAAAATCCCGTGGCACCATTTCTCAATGCTTGTTCTCCATACCACCACATCCATGCTAGCGCTATGCCGTTTCTGGATAACGTGGTGATTAAATTATATGCCGAATTGCTTCTGCCTACTCCGTAACTCATGCCCCTTGTCTCTATACGGGTAGCGGACAAGCCCTTCCCGAAAGAATTCTTTATATCCGGGTTGTTGTAAGGCGCTGAAAGACTTCTCCGGATGGTAGATAATATACCTTCTCCGGTTTTACCCAAGAATATACCGGCGGCTATCGCCGCCTCTAGTTCGAATTTATATCTATTGGCGTATTCATTTATCCTTTGCTTGAGAGTCTTGCCATGCCTTTCGTCGTTCAAGAACGCTAGAATGGCGCCTTTATCTTCTTCCCGGTCATATACGGACAATATTTCCGTTGCGTAGATAATATTATCCTTTAATTCACGGATAATCTCATCTACCTCTTCCCTTAAAGACTCATTAGAGCTGAACCGGAACAATCTAGGGGAGATATTGTATTTTGGGGATACAGCGATTATCTTGCGTGCCGCCTCTATCATGTATTCCTCAATATTATTCTTAACGCTGATTTCCGTTTCAATTCTTGTTTGAAGGAATCGTTTAGCTTCCCGTATTTGATCCCCTGTTGGCATTCGCTAATTCTATTTGACTTAGTAAATCGTTTTGTTGCTCCTCTTTAGCCTCCCTTACAATCCTTTCCCATTCGCCTGTGACGGAATACATGGGTATACGTTCGGACGCTGTTTGTCTTGATATGAATCCGTTTTGTACGGCGGAGGCCAGATCGGCGACCATGGCGGATTCATTCACGTGGATATATGGCTTGATCCACCAGTTTATAGGCAAGTTGATAAAATCTATGGATTTCTCCTTTTCAACCCCGAATCCATACGTGAATATTTTTACCATGTCATCAAGGAATGATTGATATTCAGCTGAGTCAATCATCGCTTTCTCGTAAGCCGGGGAATATAGTATCTTCAACGCCGCCGCCGGCAGGTCACCGGACTTTAACTCCGGCGGGATTACGGCGAATGATTGCTCATATATCATTTTGTATAATGTATCGAGCTGCTTGACGAATGACTCTGACGCGTCCGGTTGCGACAAGAACGATGCCTTGTCTTCCGGGCCTCCGGTGATTATCTTTACGGATCCGTTCAAATCGTGTTGCATAGCCATGGATTCTGATCCTTCGCCTTGCAAGTACATGATGGGGAACCCGAACGCTTGATTGTTCTGGGCCATCTGGGAAAACGACATCTCATAACCGTCGCACGCGTCTTGTGAGGGGCTCCAGCATGCCCCGTCCTCATCCCGTCGATAAGCGACTGGAAGGAAAGGGAAACCATGAATGGATTTATCCACCAGCTCGTATCCATCGATCCCAAATATCCCCAATATTCTATTTATAGCCCCTTTAGCTCCTTTCTCGGCACGTTTATAGCGATACAGTGTCGTGTTGTCCCATACCTCTAACCACTCGATAATACGATTCCCCAGATCGTCGTAATCGTAGTATGAACGGGCGAAAAGATTCATCTTGTTCGTTATAGGATCATAATGTGGATAAAGGGTATCCCCGTTCTGGTACGATAAGGTTTTGTATCCGAACTTACCGTCCCTCAAATATCCGACCATGGCGGCGTCTCCTGTCATTTTTGTTGATTTTACGGCCTCGAAGAAAGCTATCTCCATGTTTTTCTTCAACCACCCCTCTTTAAACAAGAGGAAATCCTTTATCTCTTTCTCGGAAGGCTTGTCTTTGGTTAATTCGAATTGTATGTCATTGCCGCACAAATGGACTGTTTGTTTCACCGTTATTATTTGCTGGAAGGCGAAAGAGTAACGAGGGACAAGCTCTTTATATATACGTCTGCTGGTCTTGCCCGTGGGTTCTCCATTCTCGTCAAGGACAGGCTCTTCCTCCATCCTGTAAATATCAGGATAAACCTCGTGGTCATTGATGACATGACCGGATGGATAGTATTCCCTCATGAAATCCGATTGGGTTACCATCGTGTAGTAACAAGGATCGTCCTTTGAGAACGGTTCATTGTCCGCCATGAATGTCCCATGCCTCATGTAACCTTCGGGCCTAATCCTTTTCCAAGGTCTTTTCGTCTTGATCTCTCTCTTATCCATATTTATAAGGGTTTATAGGACACGTATCTAAGCATCCCCTTAGGTTTGAAAATCTTTTTTTTGTTGATCTCGAAATACATGCGGTAGATAAGCGACTCGAAAAAGTCGGGAGAATAACCTACCGCCTTTATCATCCCGTCTTTGTTTATAAGCTCGAACCCGCCGATATTTGAGTTGTCCTTGTGCCGTATGCACTTGCGTTCTTTCATCAGGATATCCTTTAGCGGGACTTTTTGATATTTCCCCTTTTTGCCGGAGAACTTTAAGTCAAGCAATCTAGGCTCAATGGATATCTTGCCGTCCTGTATATAGTGCGCCAGCATCTCGGCGCATTGCGACTTCACGTTTTTATATGATTTCTCGAACTGTTTCTCCGGTTTTTGAGTTCCCGTGAATTTGATGGCCCTTTTCACGTGCCCCGATATGGCTTGTCCTACTCCCCAGTAGTCATATATAACGTTTTCTTCACGGACTCCCCACTCATCCAGTTTTGCCTTGAACATGGTTTCCGTACTGGCTGAGTTTTCTCGCATGACAAACACGTCCTTGATATGCAAGTCTACCCACAACCACATAACGCAGAAGTCTCCGCCTTCAAAAGCTATATCCGCAGATACGTAGCGGATGCCTTTTTCTATTTGGGCCGGGGTGTTAAAGAAGAGGTCTATGTCTGACATCTTTATGAGATCATCTCCTGTATTTTTAAAGTTCCAGTTCCCATCAAGATCCCTTGATCTTTGTTCTTCGTCTTGCTGAACAAGGCTGGAAACGTAATTGGGATCTGACCCTATAAGCTTTATATTTTCTTCTAATTTCCCCCTGATGAACGTGACGGATTTGATATACATCGTTACTTTGTCAAACCCTAACTCTTCAAATTCGGGCTTCCAATGCCTGTCGATTATATTTTTACATTGGTCATAAACTTCTTCTGGCGTATCTCCCCAATATATAGAGTCTGGCGTATCTCCATCCATAAAGCAATATCGTATGACACCATCTCGTTCATCTATTGGTAATCCGTCTTCGCCTATCCACCAATCAATAAATTTACGAACCCAACTATCAGGATCGGGATTGCAAGTCCCTACCATACGATTACGAATCCCCCGGGCATTCCTATTACAAGTCATTAAAAACTTGAATTTCGCGTATTCCATTTGAGGTATTTCGTCTATAGCTATATAAGCGTACTGTTTCCCTCGGAAACGTTCTTTGAAGTCTGCCACGGTATCAGAGAAATGAGAAAAAGCGAGCGACCCACCTCTATAAAAATTCCAAGTCATATCACTTTGGGATTTATTGTATTTGCCATATTGGTTATAGAGATGATATGATTCCTTTTCCAAGTTGTCAAAGTCCTTTTTCTCTTTCCTGAAAATCAGGGCGTTAAAATAACGGTTGTTGATGTCTTTTATCCCCTCTAAAAGCATGGCATAAGTTTTTCCACCGCCGCGATTACCACCCACGAAAGTTAAGTCGGCATTGCTCCCGACAAATCTCTCTTGCGACCCTTTTTGGGGAATAATTTTCAGAGGATTTGCTTTCTTTCTGTCTGCCATACGGAATGCGTCTATATACTCATAAGAATATACAGGATCGCCAGAATCCGTTTTTATGCCTTTCTCTAATATCTCCATCACGAATAAAAAAAAGGCCGACAGGACATTATTTTAATGTCTTATCGGCCCTCTAGGAACTCTATTACTTGTATACCGCAAATATATAAATAAAATCTATTTGTATTGTTGTTTATATAGATAATATCTATTATATTTGCGCAATAACATAAATATATATGCTTAAAATATCGACAAGGATAGATGACACGGAACCGGAAAGGCAGACCATGATGGTGGAATGCCCGTATTGTGGAAGAAAGATGGTAGACGTACAATACGCATCCGGGGTAACGCTGTTGAGAATCAAATGTACACGATGCAAGCATTATGTGAGGATAAATATGACAGAATAAGGGAGTATTAGTATTTAGGTACTTCTTACATTAAATAAAGAGCTTCTTAGAGAGCCTATTGTAGCGATTGATTTCGTTACGGTAGGCTCTTTTTGTTTATAAACAATTGAAAAATGGAAAAAGAGACCCTTTTGACAGGATTTAAAAATTTGCTCGGAGAACCCGGAGCAAATGGATACTTCGGAGACACCGGAGTGACAGCTAGGACGCTTGACGCTTACGTTGATGCCCTTTTGCCGACGATCGCATCGGATGATGCTGTAAACGATTCGTTCTATCAGTCTCAACTGGGCGTGATTAAAGCCATGGGAGGACAGATGCGTTATGAGCAGTCCGAATTTGTGAAGAACTACAAGCCAAAAGGAGGAGAGCCGCCGGTTCCATCTCCGCAACCAAATCCTACTCCCGTAGACCACGGCAATGACGATTTGTTAAAACGGCTTGAAGCTATTGAGAAAGAACGTGAACAATTCAAGAAGACCTCTTTCGAAAAAAGTTTGCGTGAGAAAGTTATTAATAAGGCAGGCAGCCTGAATGTGTCTAACAAAGCGTTATGGGAAGATGTCGCTGGCATGATCCCCATTACGGATGGCATGGACGAATCTAAGCTTGAGGAAGAAACTAAGCGATTGTATGAATCAAAGCTTAAAGCCTATAACGGAGACGGGGCTATCCCGTACAGAGGAGTTGGCGGTGGCGGCGGTTCCGATAGTTCGTCGAAAGCTTTGGATGAGTTCTTCGCCAAGAAAGCGCAAGAAGGCAAATTCCCCTCAAATTCTAAAAACAATTAAAAAATGGGAACATTAGGAAACACTTTTGGCAGAGGTCAAAAAGAATATGGTTCCGGGAAAAATATCTGGCATGAGGTGAAAGGTTCTTATCCTGTTGGAGGGAGCATTTCCAATATATCGGATTTTAAGGGCAAGGTAATCCCCGCCGGTTCCATGTGTGTGCTTGATCAATCGGCTCACACGATTAAAATAGTAAAAGCGTCCGAGATAAAGACGGCATCGCAATCAGGGGCTGAGGTAGAGCCTAAAACGATCAAAGGACTTTTGTATCACGATGTCTACGTGGAAAATGACACTACGTACGCCACGGGCAACGTGGTGTTCTCCGGGGAGATTTACGCGGATCGTCTAGCGGAGGAAGTGCCGGATGAGGTATGGGCTGTCCTCCCTATGATCGTACCTATTCATGAAGCATAAAAGGAGGTTGAAATGAGAAACATGGTATCTAATTATTACGATCTAATGACATTTGGGCTGGGGGGGGCTACTTTCCAGCAGTTTGTGGATCGTTTCTTGGAGAAATATAATTCTCCCCAGACTGACGGGTTCGCTTGGGATCCGGAGATCCAATTGGATTATACGTACGAGCAGTTGCTAGCGTCACTTAATATCGCCACGCTCCCCGTTTATGTGGACGAGGCATCTGAGGGTCTGGACAAGTCTTTCGGCGAGTTCAAGATCGGTTCTAACAAGATCCCTACCCAGAAGCATCGTTATCCTATCAGCGCTAAAATGATGCGTGAAAGGATGTTGATGGTACAGCGTTTCGGTGATGCGGCGTTGAACTCAAGCACTCAAGAGGCCCTGATGGATATGCTGTTCACGAGTACGGATAACTTGCTTATGGGCAACAGAAACGCTTTGACCCATCAGCGTATGCGTGTCGTGTCTACCGGTCAGTTTACGATAGGGGTCGATAACAATCCCCGTGGTATTACCGGTTTGACATTTGATTTTGGTGTCCCGGCAGCGAACAAGGAGACTTTATCAGGAGAAAACAGATGGTGGAAAACAAGCACTCATACTACAGCGAACGAAGGAAGCGCTTCTGATCCGTTGTTGTTCTTGAAGGACAAGGCGAAAGCGATGCGCAAAAAGGGCTTCCCCGCAGGTCATTTCGAAATTGCATCCGACTTGCTGGATGATCTTTTAACTCACAGCAAAGTATTGAAACGTATCGGTCTTGCTCTTTATCCAAGTGCGGCCGGTGCTACCAATCCTGATACGGTAGCATCACAGTATGCTCAAAACATGACGGATGAAGGAAAGTTGGACGCGATCAGACGTATTATCGGCGCTTCTATCATAGCTCGTGACAGCATTGCAGCTGTAGACAAGTTTGACAGCGATAGCAAGTCTTTGAAAACCGAGACGATCGAGAACTTCAACCCGTTGAACGTGTCTTTCGTTCCGGATGGTCAGGTGGGTACGATCAAGAGCGTTCAGCCGATGGTGTTCACCGACGATCCTACCCAGCGTATCGCTTGGTTTGACGGTGGCAGGACGTTGTTGACACAGCGTTTTGAGTCAAAGACGAAGTCCATGTACGTGGAAAGCGAGATGGCCGTTCTTTGTGTCCCAAACATGCCTCAGTATATGTGTGTTTATACGGTAACCGCCTAAAAGTATGACCTGCGATTCTCTAAATACTGAGCGGACGGCTGAACAGTATGTTCGTGGCGTCGTTAATATGGAATTAGGTGATGAGATAATTGCTAACATCCTTTTAGATCGTCATGTATCGCCGGATTATCCTGTCTCCGATTTAGATCTGAGAACTAAGATGCTGTTGAAGGCGGATGTATATATGGCTTGTTCTGCCATGCCTAGCGTAGCCGTTAGCGTAGATGACGCTGATGGCAACTGGAGACATAAGGAAGGGGGCGGTCAGATATCCGAGACGGACAAGAGAAGATGGTCCGCTATCGCCAATAACATATACGCTCAGTATGGAGAGATCCGCTATGCTTCAAGCGGGCCTCGTGTGCGTGCCAGAGGCATGAGAATATGGAGGAAATGTCATGAGGACCAATAATCCAAGATATCCTCATACTTGCGTGATTTACCGGATAAAAGGGGCGACCCAGTTCTCGGAAGGGGAGAAGGTATCGCTATATGAGGGTGAATGCAGGAAAGAGAGCAATACCTCGATTCGTAATTTCTATTCCAATAATGTCCCTAAAACGGACTACCGGGTCTCGATGCCCGGATTCGTGGAAGGGGTATTGCCCGGGGATATGATCGACGTAAAGGATCGGGTAAGCCTTTGGACGGACATTCTTATAACAGACGTGAATATCTCCAATTTCGGGACGGAAATATTTTTCAATATCTCTAAAAATTAAGGCATGGATAACGGCAAGGTTTTTGATGAAGGCATGAGGAAAGTGAAACGGATTATCAATGATTATTTGTATTCCGCTATCGAACGTTCGTGTTCCAAGCTGATAGACCATGCCTTGAAAGAAAGAGAGTATGATGGCTTTACAGGTAATACTCAAACTTCATATGCTTGTGGTATTTACTATAATGGCGGATTGATGGGAATGGTGATTTCCGGTAATACGATGCGTAAACCTGTACGTATTAAAATTCGAAAAGGGGAACGTGTTTATTTGAGTAATCCATATGAAGGGAAAACTCGAATTGTCGTGGGGAAAGTGGATGTAAGTGGAGAATTCGGTGCTGATTCAGCGGCTGATTTTCTATCTTCTTACAGACCGTTTATAACTAAAGGTTTTTCTATAGTTATGACTACCGGCACGGAATATTCCGAATATCTAGAAAACGTGAGGAACTTGAATGTACTGACAGACACATCCAAATCTGGGAAGGACATTTTGTTGAAAGAATTAAAGCCCATATCCCATGAAAGTTAGCCGTTTCTACATATCTCAAATTTTGGAGGAAGTTTGCTCCTTGTTATCCGATGTCAGTATGAACGTATCTGCTAGCAATCGTAAGTCTGCGAGTCAAAAGCAGATGCAGGATTTTATCGTTGTCTCTCTTCCCGTTAATATCCCTGACAGCAATGTCATGCAAGATACGACTATCCGCTTTGACTTGGCCGCTAGGAACATACAAAACGGATTGGAGAACACATCCAAATTGCAAAAGATGCTTGACTCTGTTATTTCATATTTCCCGATAAAATCAGGAAGCGGAAGGTTCTCTGTTACCGATCCCGTTGTCGTACTAAAAGGTGATGACGGGCTTGGATTCTCTCATTGGCTTATTAACGCTGAATTGCGAATAAATCAAACTGATTCATATAGGTATTAACAATAAAACATAAAAGATATGGCAAAAATAACAGTTACCAATCAATTGAGTGCACTGAGAGCCGTTTTCAATAAAATGGACGAGGTGTATTATAACAAGACTCCTTTGACTGTCGCTAAATTAGCATCGGCTATTACCGTCGACATGGAGCTCCCGGTATTGTCCGATGGCGTTACGTTTAATACGGGAGAACCGGAGACCACGGAAATCAAATTGACTACCGGGGCCAACTGGGTGACACGAACGGAAAAGGGCGACTCGGATATATCCCTTCAGGTGGCGAGCTTGAAGGGCATTATCAACGATTTGTTCATGGACAAAAAGACCGAAATTGTATCTACTAGCAATTTGGCGGAGGGCGATAATTATTCAGGTGCAGCGTATAGCATGGCCCCGAAGAAGATTTCCGGCGCTCTTATCATGATGAGCGACAACAAGGATGTCATCGTGATCTTGCCAAGCATTGAGATGTATGGGAGCCTTGTCGTAGCGGATGGCGATAACCCCGCTTATTTCAATGTAACCGTAACCCCTTTGGAGAACGAGGACGGCTCCGATATTTTCATTTTGGAGAAAGAAGCAGATTAAAAAATTAATGGGCTGTCTTAAACCCAAGACGGCCCTTATTCATAATCCTATTTTTTATGGCAGGGAAACTAATAGAGCCTTCAAGAAAGGATGAGCGGGCGATGCAAGAGGTCAGGACGGCCTCCAAGAGTACGATACGGTGGGGACGGATAAACTTCAAGATTGGATGGATGCGCCCTTATACGTTGGAGAAGATCACCGACGTGGCCTTGAACTGTAAAAACGACAATGAGGTTCCGGCCAAGACGGCGGCCTTGATCCTTTTGAATGGTTTAATGTCTATTGTATTGTTTTATCGTATACTATGGAGAGTTCTTTATCATTATGTACCATCGGAGGTTCTAGCGGCCATCATTACGGAAGGTAAAAAAAAAGAAGCGTCGCTCATACAGGACTATTGGATGTGTATCATATTAGCGACCGCGATGAGAGACTCGAAGATGAATATGAAGAAGGAGGAAGCCGATCGTATCCTTCTCGAACAGCGTACGGAGAAGCATGGACAATAGGTGAGAAGCACCCTAATTTAATGGCTTCTAGGTCTTTCTTTTTCGGGCTTTTGACCATTCCCATGTATGAGTACAGATGTGTCCTTTCTTGCGCTCAGATAGAGCTTCTTACTATAGACAAGCCTGTGATAAATTACGGGATGGACAAAGACGGGAAGAGAGATAAGAGAGGTCGTGACTCTAAGCGCCCAAGCAAGAGACAAGTGATCAAAAAAACAAAAGAATGGGAAGATAAATATAAGGATGGATCAAAACCTGTAATCGATCTTTCCCGGTTTATAATAAAAAAGTAGCGCATATGGGAAACCTTGGTAAACTATGGTTTGAACTTGGATTAAAAGATAAAACCGATAAGGATATAGCGGAAATCCGTAAAGGTATTGAAAAACGTCTGAAGGACTTGAACGTAGACGTGGGGCTGGATAGAAATGCCTTGAGAAATTCTATAGAGAATGCTTTAAGAGGGCAACAGTTTAAGATTGATGTTGTCGTGGATAAGGCTAATACCACTAAGCTGATTCAAGACGCTATTGCCAAAGCGGGAATAAATACAAATGTCTCCGCTAGCGACGTACGCGCTAAACGAATCGAGGAGATAAACAAGCGCATACAGAACTCGTATGATGAAAGCCGGGAAAAGATCAAAAAACTACAAGAGCAAGTAAGGAAGTTGAGGGGTGAGTATAGTAATACGTCCTCTTCCGCTAGTAAGTACGCAGGATCTCTTGGAGGAATAACCAAGAATATGCGTACGCAATTCAACCTCGCTGTTCAACTACGCAATCAGTTGGCGAATATATATTCCGTATATGCGGCAGAAAGATTCTTGACTCAAATAATAGAGATAGGCGGAGAGTTCCAGAAGCAGCGTGTGGCGTTACAGACCATGTTCCAAGACGCTACCAAGGCCGATGTCTTGTTTGGGCAGATCAAGGAACTGGCGGTCGTTTCCCCTTTTGAGTTCAAGGAACTCGCCGGATATACAAAACAGCTTGCCGCCTTTAATATCCCTTATGAGGAGATGTATGATACCACGAAGCGTCTAGCGGATATCTCCGCCGGTGTAGGCGTGGACATGGGGCGTATCATCCTTGCTTATGGACAGGTGCGATCCGCTGAGTTTTTAAAAGGGACAGAGCTGCGTCAATTCACGGAGGCCGGTATTCCGTTGTTGGAACAACTGAGGAAAAAGTTTGAGGAACTGGGTGAGACCGGAATAACAGTAGGAGATGTATTTGATAAAATATCCAGAAGAGAGGTTTCTTTCCAGATGGTCAAGGATGTCCTTTGGGACTTGACGAATGAAGGCGGTCAATTCTATAACATGCAAGGCGCTCTAGCCGATACTCTCGCCGGTAAATTATCAAACCTACGTGACGCTTACGATGTGATGCTCGCTGATATAGCGCAGAGTAACAATAGCACGCTAAGTAAAGGGCTTGACTTGATAACCGATACGATGAGTAATTGGGAGGAGTTATCGGATATTATATTAACCGTTGTGGCGACTTATGGAAGCTATAAGGCAGCTATTATGACATTAACAGTTGCCCAAAAGGTCTATAATTCCTCATTAGGTGTTAGTGGTCTGATAAATTTCCTCAGATCAACCCAAATGTTAACCAGAGCTACACAGGCTCAAATTGTTGTACAAAAAGTTTTGAATACAGTAATGAAAGCTAATCCTATAATTTTGGTGGCTTCTGCCATTGCAGGGTTGATTGGCTCTTATACACTGTTTTCAAACAAAGCAAAAGAGACGCAAGAAATAATAACGGATCTAAATGAATCGCTTGGTAAGCTCCAGTCCAATTTCGAGGAAAATAAGGGCATGGAAAAGCTAATAGATGAATACGAGTTATTATCTAATAAGCAGAATAAGACAAGCGAGGAATCAAAGAGATTGGAAACCGTTACATCTTCTCTTAAATCTCATTTTAAAGGTGCCGCTATGGAGGTAAATGCTTATAGTGGATCATTGCAATTGTCTGTTCAGAAAATGCGAGAATTGAATGCCGAACAAAAGCGTAATTATGAAATATCAGCACGCCAAGGCTTAAGGGAGGCGGAGGAGAGAGCGCAAGAGCTTCGAGACAAGATCAAATACATAAACATGGTGATCAGCAACGGGAGCGGACGATTTCATGTCGGGGAGGCCACCAATATGGAAGATCTCTTGTATTTTGGCTATGTGACAGACAAGGATCTCGCCGAAATGGCCGATAATGTCATAAAGTACGAAGATGAATTAAAAAGATTAGAGGAGTCTTCTAAAAATACGAAAGAATTCCTTGATAATTTAGGCAAAAGTGACAAGAATATCAATGGATTGAAAGAGGGATTAAAAGGATGGAGAAAGTCCGTAGCGGATTTCGTGTCCGGGAATAATAGCTTGAAGCACCTAGTACCAAAAGAGGATGATGATTACGCCGCATGGCTAAAGAAATTAAAGGACGAGTTGAGCGACGCGAAAGATGAGCTTGCCCGGAAAGAGGGTACGAAAGGACTCTTCTCGGAGGATGATATAAAGGCGGACAAGAGGCGTATCCAAGAGCTCCAATCGGTCGTTGATAAGTTTAATATATCCGTTAGCGGCAAAGGGAAAGAAAAGGGTAAAGATCCGATCGCCGAGAAGTTTCAGGAGCAAGTGCGTATGATAAAAGAAGCGATGGACACATATAATAAATACGTTTCATTGCTTGGAAAGGAGGGTGCCACGAAGGCGGTAAACGAAGACACCCGTTTCGCCGGGTTGAATTTTAATCCCGATAAATTCAAGGAGTCTCTGAAGAATGTCCAGTCCGAGTTGCAAAAGGTAATGGGAGATAACAAGGATCGGATCAAGGTCAACAAGGAGATTGAGAAGATGTACACGGATATCGATCTGGATAGCATCAAACGTAGCTCCTCGGAGGCCATGGAGGTTATTCGCAGACAAGTAGAGGAGAGTACGAGAAAATGGAACCTGTATAAACAGATATTTGATATAACAGGGGACAAGCAGGCATCGTTAAAGGTAGCTTTTGGCATGGATGCGTCTTCCATGAACGGCATAACCACCCAAGTGGATTATTTAAAGAATGTTTTATTAGAGAAAACAGGGAAGACATATGAGGAACTAAGCGATTTATCAGAAAACAAGCTAAAGGAAATGTTAGGTGACACCAGCGGTATAGCGAAGGAAATCGTTGATAAGATAAGGGAAGCCACGAGGAGCGGCTCGGAGGCGGTTATCCAAGATGCCTTGACCATGGTGCAGAAATACGCTGACGCTAACGAGAAGATAAAGGCGCTTGAGAATAAGAGAGAGGACATGTTATCCAATCTCAGGAATACCGATTATTATAAGTCCCTGTCAGAGGAGGGACAAAAGACTTTGGACGCAGGGGTCATTAAAGAATATGCCCAGCAGATTCAATCTTTACGGGAAGAGTCTATCAAGCTATCTCCCATATGGCAGAAGCTGTTCGGGGATACCGCCGCTCTTGGTTATTCCAATATGAGAAAAGTCGTATCTGAGGCTAAAAAGATGGTGGATACGGTGGAAGAAATCAAGAACCCTAAAACCGGGGAATCCCAATATGTCTTATCCTATAAGGATGAGAATGATGACATAAAGAAGACTACCGTTTCCTTGGAGACGTATTTGAGATTAGTGAAGCAAGTCTCTCAGGAAGAAAGAAAACTGAATGAACAAAACCCCTTTCAAGGAATCAAGGACAGTCTTGATGAATATAATAAGGCCCTAAAGGAGGGAAACGAGGAAGAGAAAGAGGCGGCGTTATCCTCTTTAGGGCAGTACGCCAATGATGCCGCTCAAATGATCAAGGAGGTTACTTACGCTTGGTCTGGGATGTTTGACTCTTTAGGGAATGAGGGAGTATCCGACGCCTTGTCTTTTGCCGGAGATATGCTAGGGGAACTTGGAAGCCTAGCTGAGGGATTGACCAGCGGGAACCCGATACAAATGGCTGCGTCCGCTCTTTCTTTTATCCCGAATATTGTAGGCAAGATAGCGCAATTCCATGACAGGAAGCTGGATAGGGCTATTAAAAGATCCCAGTTGGAGGTGCAAAAGCTACAAAACGCCTATACAAATTTGCAAAAGGAAATTGAAAGGCAGTTGGGAAAGGCTTCAGAGAAACAAACGGATGAAATGGTTCGAAACCTTCAACGTCAGAGAGAGGAGCTTGAGAAACAGATGCGAGCGGAGGAGGATAAGAAAAAAACGGATAAATCGAAAATCGAGGATTATAAGCAGCAGATAGCTGAGCTTGACGATCAGATGAGATATTTCTACGAGGACTTAGCGAAAGACCTGTACGATATAGATCTGAAAGACTGGGCCGGTAGCATAGCGGACTCGCTGGTCAACGCATTCGCCTCCGGCGAGGACGCCGCGGAGGCTTTTGATAACACCGTGGCTGATATAATGAAGAATGTTTTGAAAAATATACTTCAAACCCAATACATAGAGACCGCCATGAGTTCCCTGAGAGAGTATTTGTTTGGCAAGGATGGAAAAGGTGGGATTCTGGGCGATGGGACGATGTCTGGCAGCGATATGTCCGGCCTCGTCACGGAATTATCCGGATTGAGAGATATTATAGGGCAAAGCCAGAAGGTTTGGGAGTATTTGAACGAGGCGGCAGAGAAGGCGGGGATAACCCTTACTGATACGACTGGAGAGAGTAATAAGAAAGGTCTTTCGGCAAGTATCCAAGGAGTGACAGAGGACACGGCTAATTTATTAGGTAGCTATCTGAACGCTATCCGTCATGACGTGAGCGTAAAGCGTGACTTGCTGGAGAATATAGCGGGGACTCTGTTGCCTACGATGAGTGTTACGGCGCAAGCGCAGTTGCAACAACTAAACGCTATCGCTGCGAACACAAAGGCAAACGCTGACGCGGCGATTGAGATACAGAAGAGCTCAACCGTAATACAAAACGCTTTATCAAGCGTGATCGTACAAGGAAAGGGCGGGAAAGCTGTAAGAATTCAATAATATATAATCATGGATACAAATAAATTATTTAGCGAGTTAGCCGATTTAGGGGTTTGTTCCAGTGGCAGGAGATTGTGGGGAAGAAGCAATAAGGATGTTGATATGATCATCAAGGTCTGGAAGCGATGGCCGGAATATCTCATGGAGCACTCCACTCCGGCGTTGGAGATCGTAAGACGTTATTTCTCTTCTGAGCCGGATCTGAAAAAGCTGGAAGACAATCGCATTTATCTGGACAGGCAGATCAATATAGAGCTAGGGTCGGAAGAGTCCGTGTTCGTGATGGGGGATTCTTCCGGGGTGATTAATATAAGAGATTGGGCTACGGTTAAATTATACTGTTTCAATGATATAAGCCTTAATATAAAATGTGGCTTTCATTCTTACGTGAGCGTGGAATGCTATGACCGATCCGTATTGTCTGTCTTATCCAATAAAGGGACGTGCACGGTTTACGCCTATGACGATAGTTCTATTGATGCCCCATGTGATCCGGTTAGAGTCATTCGTAAAAAGTTGAGCCGAGGACAAGTATTTAACGGGGAGGAGATATATTGAACTCTTAAAGTCTTTTTGTATAGATAAAATCTATAATATTAAATATGGTCATAGATTTTATCTATTAGATTTGGTATATTCTAAGTGGTAAGTACATTCTTCTTGTAGGCTTACATGTATCATTGTTCGTCTGGTTGATAAATCCATTTTTCACATAGAATTTATTTGTTCTAGGGTTATTAATGGAATCAACAGTTATAAATTGACATCCGCTTATTTTGTAATCAACGAATGTATTAGTCACAAAGTTAATGACAAATGTTCCAATTCCCTCACTCTGCAATTCCTTCCTTACAGCTAAATGTCCAATATTTATGGCAGGAAAAGCGGATTGCTTCTCAAATGTATCTATATATTCTTCACTGATACTCATAGAGGACTCTGATATGAAGTCCTCTTTCTCTTCTTCGGAGGATAGTATTACGGCGTCATGAGCCAATGTGAACAAAGATATGATCAATCCGTTTTGATCTTTAACGCAGTATGCTGTAACATACTTGTACTTCATGCAAATGAATACCTCCTCGTGAAAGAATTTATCTAATTCCTTGTTGCCACATGAAAATTCAGAAAGATCATCTTTCTCAGAGAGAAAATGAACCGAATAATTAATATCCGAGGATAGGGTTTTTACCTCCATTGTTCTGTCTTACAATATTATCTACTCTTTTCATTTCGATTTTACGGAGTCTGATTTTTTCTTTTTCTTCATCCGTAAAATCCCCTGTTACGCATTTTCGCATAACATCTCTAAAGCGTCTAACATCATCGACGCTAATTATTGGATTAGGAATTGTACGAATCATATTCTTATGAATTTAAGTTGATCAATAAGATTGCGCAACAAAGTTACGTTACTTTGTATCAGAAACCATGTTAGTTAGATCGTTATTTAATATTGTTTAAATCAAATTAGAACAAATAAGGTATAAAAGAACGAGATATATAGGTATTGTCTATATATGTATCTAATATTATAGATTTTATCTATATTTCGTAGGTTTCTGCCCTTGAACCGTTACAGGCAGAGTAGCAGGATTTGATTCTGTCGATTTATCTTTAAAGAATAGGAATTTGAGAGTGATTAGAATTAAAAAGCCCCACCATCAATACAGTGGGGCGTATACATGATATGTATTATTATTCTTTTGTTGCTCGGAACTTCATTAATGTGCCCTCGCTGTTTGAATAGTCGATTTCGGCATTATTTCCATTGATCGATGTGAATTTGTAACGCTCTGTAATAGGGTCAGTAGTAGTGCCTACTACGATGTTGCCTTCAAGTTTCCATTCGCCAATGTAATAATCATCAAACATGACGGTTCTGTACGTTCCATCGCTCTTCAGATTCATGTAAATATAGCCACTTGGAATATCAAGAGTTTTCCCATCCTGTTCAGCCCAAGTCACATTCCATTTTCCAACGACTTGATCGGTTGTTAGTTGAATGTTTTTTTCGTCATCATCATCCGAACATCCAATAAAGGCAAACAACGGCAACATCATTGCCATAATAAACAAAAGCTTCTTCATGTTTTTTTGTAGTTTAAATTAATAATTGGCCGCAAAGTTAAAAATGATCGTTAATATATGCAAATAGGGGGGGTAAAATTTATGTTTTACAACATGTTTATCGTTTCCCTATAAATCTTTCCTTGTCTACCTCTTTTTCCCGAATAACTCGGAATGGCTTCCAATCCTGACAATCTCCACGATGTCCGACATTGCGTCTATCCAAATCAGAAGAAAGTCGTTGCCGACATGACACTCCATGCAGTTCTTGTAATTGCCTATCAACTCATGGGGCTTGTACTTGCTTGGTATGGATTCCCCATTCTTTAGTTTGTCCAAGACTTCAAACAAAGCTTCCATCAGCTTGATGTTGCTGCGGTACTTCTTCAAGTCTTTCTTTGCCTTCGTACTGTAATGGATCGTTTTCATTCTATCTCGTTCAATGATTTCATGAAGGCTTCAAAACTGCTTGCGTCTATCGTCCCGGCATACTTTCCAGAACGAGCCTCTTCTATCGCCGCTATCGTTTCCTCGTTTGGCTCGGAGTATACAGCGTCCATCAAGGTACTCTCTACGAAATTATTCAGGCTCCTGTTCGCTTTCTTGGCTTGTTCCTGCAAGATTTGCAACAAGTCCTCACGTAAACGGAACGATGTTTGTTTTCTTATTACTGCTTCCATATTGCTCCTGTATTATATTGTATCGCAAAAGTAATGTATTATATGCAGAAAACAAATATTTTGCGGGTTTTCTTTGTCGTTTCAGGGATTATTCGTATGTTTATGGTGTTTAACATATATAATTCACCTTTGCGAGCGGAGCTTGCATTTTATGCTTAACAACATCACCAATCAATAGCAGCAGAATGATAGTATGCAGGTTTCGACGTTAATTCACTAAGTAGATAAGATAAGTTCTCCTTAGATTGGTTTATATAATTGATTTTGCTCTATCTTTATTAATACTATCTTGGATCATTTCTTTATATCTTTTTTTTGTTTCAATGGAAATTATTCGTTTGTTAATAACTTTATTAATGCTGTCTATTTTTGACTTATAATAAAAATGAAGAACTGGACATGCGTTAAAACCATTTTCAGTAATTACAAATAAATCGATGCATTTATAAGGTATATCCCATTCTGCTATATGATGTACTTTCGTTCCCCTCAAATCTATATATCTATCTAATAAACTCCATTTTATATCTTTTCTGCAAAAATCAGGGCTCCCATATTTATCTGAATATAAATTAATAACATCACTTAGTATTTTCTCTAAAAGATACGGCTCTTTTTCAAAGTTTTTTATCGGCTCATTATGCCATAAAGATAAAAGAATAAGTGAATCTCTATAAAATGTTGCAGTATTAATTGATATAGGAATTTCTTTTAAAGGAGTTTCTTCTATATGTATGATATCTGCAGGATGATAACTATGTCTTACTTTAAAAGATGCTATATCTTTGTGATTTTTAGAAAAATCTTCAAAAGATACTAAAAAATCTTTGTATGACATATTCCAGTATATATTCCCTATAACTCTATCCCCTTCAATTTGTCTAATACTATCTCTTTTATTTTGAACAATATCCTTAATAGAGTCTCTTTCTTGTAAATAAGAGAATGTTTCAATTTTAGTTTGTTTTGAATTACAAGAATAATTTGCACATAATATGACAAATGTTATTAATGAATATATAGTTGATTTTTTTATAATACAAATATGCCTCATCTTTTTATGTAATTAAATGATGTTACAAATGTATGTTAATTTGTTTTGTGCTCAAAAAAAATGTCCAAAATCTTTGTGCTTTAACTATTAGTTCTTATTTTTGCAATGTCTAAATTTTAATCGCGGTATGTTACCGCTGGCTTATGTCAGCGTTTTTTGTGCCTATACATATATAATATATTGTTATATAATGATATAACTGCGCCGTGTCGTGGAGTAGAAATACCCACGGAGCTTTGCGATTAAGGCTTAGACAACACGTAGCGCAGTTTTTTTATTGTCTAAAATTAATCGTTATGAAAGAATTAAAATTATTCAAGTCTCCTATCTTTGGACAAGTAAGAACTATTGTTGTCAATGCCCAAGTTCTATTTGCCGCAACAGATGTTGCGAAATGTTTAGGATACGCAAATCCTAAAGATGCCGTAATAAGACATTGTAAATCAGATGGGGTCGTGTTTTGCGACCTCATAGATACAATGGGTCGAAATCAGAAGGCCAAATTCATAACAAAAGGTAATGTAATCCGTCTTGTTGCCAGTTCAGAGCTGCCACAAGCCGAAAAAGTAGAAAGCTGGATTTTTGATGAAGTCATTCCCTCTGTATTAGAAACCGGCGGCTACATCGCTACCAAAACTGACGATACCCCAGAGGAAATCATGGCTCGTGCTCTTACTATCGCACAGGCCACCCTTGAAAAACGAGAAGAACGGCTGAAACAGCTTGAGGCCGAAAACAAACAAAAGGATGCCAAAATCGCAAAACTCCAACCCAAAGCCGACTTTGCGGATGCCGCCTTCACCACAGACGACAAAGTTGATATCGGGATGGCCGCAAAAATCCTAAAGTTGGGATTTGGGCGCAATACTCTATTCCAAAAGCTAAGACAGGTCGGCGTGTTCTTCTCTAACCGGAACGAGCCTAAGCAGCGGTTTGTCAATGCCGGGTATTTCGAGATGAAGGAAAAATTCATCGAGCGTAACAGCCATCCGGGTTTTGTTGTCACGAAGATTCTTGTTACGCAAAAAGGACTGGCTTACATCAACCATTTGTTCGGAGGAAATCCGTCTGACGGGAAGATTGCGGCTATAGAATAGAGTACAGTTGCAGGAATCAAAAATATATTCGTAAATTCGCAGAAAACGAATAGGTTATGGAACGGATCAATTTGTCTAAACAAGAAAAGGAGGTACTAAGGATTGTGAGATCATGTGGAGCTAATTGCCCATCCATGTATCCGTTACATGTGTTCAATGCTTGTGTTCACTCTCTTAAGAGAAAGGGGCTTGTTGATGCTTCTTTTGTAAGAGGAGGTAATATAGTTTGGACTGCCAAAGTATCTGTTTACGGTAGACTGTATTTAGCAGAAAATCCTAATTTGCGTAATCCGATTCCTTGGAAAGCAATAAGCGTAATTATAGCCTTGCTTGCTTTTATAGTCTCCATTATTGCTTTATTCGTTAGCTGCTCAAAATTATAACTGAATATATATTAATTATTTAGAGGTACGGCGTAAGGACGTACGGCCAAGACTTTGACTTTATGTGACTTGATAATGAATGCAAAATGATTTAAAACTAGATGAATATGGAAGATTTAATTAAGGACATCGTCGTGAGAGCCGGCGAGAACGAGATCAAGATCAGTGAGGCTTCGGAGTTGGTGATCGGAGGATTGAGCATCACCCCGGAAATGATGAAAGAGATAAAGGACATGTCTGGTTGCCTGTTCTCCGAGGACATGGGCGATATGATAGATACGCTCATCCAGTTGAGTTGCGAGGGTTGCTACGAGGACAGGGACATCATGGATAAGATGAGGGCCGTGTCTTGCGTGAGGGATTTCTTGAGGGTGATCGAGAAAGGAAATGCCTCATGACGGGAACGGCGATCAGAAGTTTGATGCCCGGTAGGTAATATTGCCTACCGGACCCTTGCAGACCGGAACGACCGGACATCGCAAAGCGAGATTATCAAAAAAAAAACAGGGACTTTGCCCTATGGTTATAATGATGTAGATAAGGCAAGGATAAAGTAACAACAAGATATACAGAGATATAAACCTCCATATAGTGACTATAGTAGTGACTATATGGAGGTCTTTTTTTTCCTTCCCTTCTGATATTTGCAATGTAATTACAAAGCAACGGGCAAAGTACACACCCCATTCATGAACAAATAATTTATTGTATTATGTCAGAAGAAATAAAACAACAATTAGATAGAATTGAGAGATATAGCCTATTAGCTGCAAAGAATGTACTTTGCTTTGATGATGTTGCATTACTTACTGGATTGAGTAAGAGCCATTTGTACAAACTTACTTACAGTCATCAAATTCCGCATTACAAGCCCAAAGGGAAACAACTTTATTTCGATAGAAAGGAAATAGAGGACTGGATGAGGCAGAATAAGGTTGCTACAAATGATGAGATAGAACAAAAAAGCGACAAATTATCTGGTTACTAGAAAAATCGAAAATAAATAGGAGGGCTGAACTATGACAGAAAGAAAAAAGGCAGTCCGAAGACCGCCAAGCTTGTAAACGCAGAGGCAAGGATAACGGACGAAAAAGAGATATCAATTGTATAGATATTATCTATATTGTTTTGATGTTATATAAATATTATCTATATTTGCTTTCATAATAAAAAACAAGAGCTTCAGAGAGAGCCTATGACATGATGGTTAAGCCCATCCTGTTGTAGGCTCTTTTTTTGTCATGGGAACAGATAGGGATACACTGATATTTCAAAAGGCGAATGGATCGGAAACGAAAGATCTATACGCAGACTTTGGTGTCAAGACCACCAGCGTGCCATTATTCGTCCCTCTTGAGACAAAGGAGTTGCCTTCCCGTGACTGGAAGGACGAGGATGGGGAGGACGTTTATTTCCCAGACGTGGTTAAGCTTCGAGCTTATGATGTTGAGATATCCGTGGTGTATAAAGGAGCACGAGGTTCTTTTCCTGTCAAGCAGGAATCCCTATTCAAATATCTGACAACCAATGGATCTGAACTCAATATATACTCCCCGTACTCATATACGGGATGTAAGGGGGCTTACTTTAAAGGGTTCAGCGATTTTGATTTTACGAGCGATGTAAGGTTGGGGGATGTCGCTGAGTTTAAGATGAAATTTCGGGTGACCAAACCGGAGGAGCAATTTATCATTAGGTAGTATGGGGTGGATTGTTTACGATAAGACAGGTGAAATCGGACGTTGTACGATCAAGGAACTAGAATACAACGGCTCGTTTATGGGCGAAAGGACAATATCCTGTTCGTTCGAATCCCCAGTCGTGATAAATTTCGCTATAGGCGACTATTTGACTTATAGGGGAGAGGTTTTCTATTTATATTATACCCCTTCCCAAACGAAGAGCGCTTCTTCTGGCAGTGCTCAAGATGCCTTTGAGTATGATTTGGTATTCAATACGGTAGATGTAGAGTTACAAAATTGTCAGTTATTGGATTATGTCCCGTATGGCAATGATTATCATTACCAGCCTAGTCCGTCTTTCTCATTTGTGGGTACCGCCAAGACTTTCGCGGAGAGGATACAGGCGAACATGAACCGTGATTATCCGGGATGGACTATTGATGTCTATGAGGGCGTTGAGACCGAGGAAGCGGAAATACAGATAGACAATACCTCTTGCTGGAACGCCCTCGTGATGATCAATAAGGAGTTTGGGCTAAATTTTCTCGTTACCAAGAGAAGGGTGAGGATCGGATACCCGGAAGATTCCTTGAATCATACTTTTTATTACGGTAAGGATAACGGTTTATACCAGATAACTAGGAATGTCAATGCTGACGAGGCGATTGTCACTAGGTTGTATGCTTATGGAGGCGAACGCAATATACCTTCCGATTACAATAAGCGAGAATCAGATTTCTCTGGCAAGAAGAACTTGATGTTACCCGGTTATCTGGAGACAGGCAAGAGCTATATTGAATCGAAAAATATCTCCGCTTATGGGGTAAGGGAATACACCCAATTATTTGAGGATATCTATCCTTCTATAGCGGGTGTGGAGTTACCCGGTATAGGACGAATAGATGAGCTTGTCTCCGCTGAGCAAATAACGGAAGAAACAGAGACGTCGGGTTCTTTCAAGGTGACGATCAAGAACATCGGATTCAATATCAAAGATTACTTGACCTCTGAGACGGCGACGATATCAATGCGAAGCGGGAGTTTGATCGGTTACGAGTTCGATATCGTGGAAGTTATTCAATTGGAGAACGGTGACTATGAGGTAACGCTTAACAAATCCACGAGAGACAACTTCCAAGTCCCTAATGCCGGACAGAATCTATCAACGGGAGATCGTTTTATCTTGCTGAACATCAATATGCCAGATAAGTATGTGGAATATGCGGAAGATAAGCTATTAAATGCGGCTACTTCCTATCTGGCCGATCATGATCATGTGACCTATACTTACGATATAGGGGTGGATGAGATATACATGGCTCGAAACGGGAATCTGCATGATTTGATCAGGGAAGGCATGAGGCTTCCGTTGTATGACGCTGATTTTGGAACAGATTATAGCATTATTATCCAGAGCTTATCCATAAAAGAAGGTGAGGATATCCCGGTTTATGAGATATCCCTTAGCGATAAACCTATCGCTAGTACGATTGATAAGATTTGGGATGCCATTGACAACGTTCGGAATGAAGGATCCGTTTCTAAGGGTGGATATGTCATTGGGGGAGGATTATCGCCCGAAGAACTTAATAAGAAATATTTAAGGAAGGATGTCAATGACACGGCTCATGGTGAGATCATCTTCGACAAGAAGATAGGCTCCTCCATCTTCCTCGACGGCATGGACGGCAAGGGCTGGGAGATCAAGGCCGATGGTCGTGCCATATTTGATGAGTCATGGTTCCGTGGGAATGTTTTATTCAAGAAACGAGTGGGGTCCCATACGTTTATATCGGGCTTCCCCAATGGCTTCGGTTGGGATATTGCTCCATATAAACGGGTTAACTCGGCTGGTGTAGAGGAACAGAAATTCCGTTTAGAGATAGACGATATAAATGTGAGAGGCAGTCTCCGGGTCTATGAGTTCATCGTCTCTCAGCTTCGTGGCGAAAACGACAACGTGATATTCTCAGGGATGATGAAGGTGGAGTATTACGACCATGCGACCGGAAGGATTTACTTGGACACGGGGAACGGCGTGCTCTACAATCCGTTCCGTTCGGGGGATATATTGATGGTCCAACATTTTGGGGGAATGCCGACAGGGGAGAATGATTACAATATCATCAAGCAATACGAGCTTCGGGTTGATCAAGTCGGCATCGGTAATTTATCGGACGGTGAAGATCGCTTGGACTGGATTACGTTTGTCAACTTTGCCGGTGATAAAGCCGACATTGCGCAAGGAGATGTATTAACCCGTATAGATAGCGTGGCTGATTCTACCAGAAAGGGTATTGTCAAGATTACTACGATCGACGAGATCGGCGCACCATATATGGATGTCGTGTATGGGATGAAGACAGACCCCGATAACGCGACCAAGGCACGTATCGGAAATCTTTCCGGGATAAGAACCAAAAACGGTATAGATTTGACCGGTGTTTGGGGGATTTACGGTAACGGGGCTTACTTTGAAAATTCGACCTACATCCTTGATACAGGTAATACGGTCGAGCAGGAATTTTCCATAATGAACGGGAAATTCGAGAGTTCAATCGAAGGCATCAGGAACGATATATCATTAGAGCCGGGCAATATATTGAAAAATAGCTCATTCTCCCAAAATACGGACTATTGGGTGACAGAGAACTCAATAAGTTTTTGGGGACATGACGGATCGTTTATTTACGCCAATGATTCTTTCCTGTCAGAGAAGAGGGGAGTTTCAGATATTTATCAAGACGGCAACAGAAATGTCTTACGTATCAGTGACTCGTATATCCTCCAGCGGAATGACGTTATAAACATACCGTCACATGAGACCGAGGCGACCGAGTATGACTATTCCTTCTCATTACATTACCGGGTTGTTAAGGCGGGGATATTGACCGCAGGTTTCGAGGGATCAAGCCTTTATGTCTCCATGTCCTTGGAACCATCATCCTCGTATCGTAAGCTTTCGAAAGCGGGGAAATGGGACGAACGTGGCGATTTCCGTATATCTTTCGATGGGGAAATACTGATTTATGGTGTTTCCTTGTTTATCGATAACTTGGCGGATGCCATTATCAGGTTGGAGACAAGGATAGAGCAAACAGAAGAGTCTATCAAGCTGGCGGCAACGAAGGATTATGTGGATGAGGAAACAGGTAAGGTGTATACCAAGTATGATTCTCAATTGAATATTACCGCTGGGCAAATATCGGCCATATCAACGAGGGTGGATAATATAAGGAATGAGATAGACACGGCGGGATGGATCAACACTACGCAGGGAAATACGTTGTTCGCCGCCAAGAGCTTGGAGAACGGCGATAATATCATATCGTATATCAACCAGACGGCAACGACAACCACCATTAAATCGAATAGGATCAACCTTGTGGGAGCCGTTACCTATTCAGATTTAGACTCCTCTTTACAGGATAAGGTGGATGCGGCTGGCGGGGATGCATTGGATAAAGCCTTGGAAGCCTATGAGAAAGCTTCTGATGCCTATAGCATAGCGAATAGCGCAGACTCAACTGCTTCATCGGCTTATAGCAGGGCGACTACAGCCATTACAGACGCCACAAATGCTTTAAATGCGGCGAAGGAAGCCAATACATCGGTCGAGTTACTTCCCGGTTGGGTCAAAGAGAATGACATTATTAAAGCATTGGAAGATAAGACAATCATCGTTAATGGGTATATCGCTACTTCTATGATTGATGTGAATAATTTGTATGCTAAGAAGTTGGCGGCAACAGAGGGGACTATTGGAGCCTTTAAGATAATGTCCTATAAAAGCCTTGAGACAGATGATGCCGACGCTTTTATTCGCATGCACGAGGCTGGACAAGTTTTTACCTTTATATATGCCGGGCATGTAGAATCTCATTCCGGAAAAGGGGCGGCTTTGATTGGAATAGCGGATAATAGTGATTCCATGGCATTGTATACAGAAGGAGATATAACGTTTAAGGGTTTAAGTACGACGGCAGAAAGTTCCTACTGGAAGCCTTTATTAATACATACAAATACTGGAGAGATAAGAAGAAGTTCCTAATATAAAAATAATAATTATGAAAGTGAATTTTCACATAGCATTTAAGAATTCTCAAGGCGAAGAAGCCTTTGAGTGGGTACCTGCCGGAGAGAAAAAGGAGAAACGTTATCAAATGATAGACGAGGTCCTTTGCCAAGGATTATTTGATGGCAAATATATCCACATGACAGGGCGTGATGAAGATGATTCGCGTAGCAAGTTACAAGCATTTGAGCTGTATCTGAAGCTAAGGCAAGCTAACGGAGAATTGGATATAACAATCGAGGAGGCTACATTGATCAAAAAAGTGGCGTTACTCTTACCTCCTGGAGCGTATGGGCAAATTTATAACATTATAGAAAGGGGAAATTAACATGGCACTATCAACATTATCATCTGTATTGAGAAGCAAATACAAAAACACGGTAGGAGATTATGATATCTCCTATGAGACAACACGGAATGCGGGCGAAAAGGTAACAGAGGTATTGGCCTCGGTCAAAAAAGGAGAGCTTAGGTTCGGTTATGTAAACATTGTGGACAAAGGCAGGAAATCGATAGTCTTGGAAGATGGAGTCTCGGACGAAGACTGCAAGGCTATATTGTCAACCGTGATAGACGATGCGGCAAATATTTTCCTTAAACAAGAATAACATACGATAATATGGCTGTAGGGGATCTTACATTGTCTTCCGGCTTTACTCTAACGCCCGAGGATTTACGTGCGATCGCCGCTGAGAGTAAAAAGATCTTAGCGGAGGAGTCCAAGGATTTAAGTCAGTTCAAGGAGATTGACTCTATATCCTCCGTGTCATCTTTGCCCGGTATTTCCGCTAAGGAGGAATTAGTGAGAGTCCCCATGGCTATACTTAAGGGACTTGACGGTAGGGAGATAGAACTAGCCTCTTCGTCTACGGATATCCAATGGAGGTATGTTGGAAATCCCGGATGGAATGTGTTGGTGGAATTATCCTTGCTAACCGGTCCGAAGGGAACTCCGGGAGATCCTCCGGTCGTCTCTATCGGTACGGTCTCCACCCTTCCTTTTAATAGCTCGGCAACGGCTGGCTTTGTCTTGAGAGGGGAGACCCCAGAAGGTGTACCTATTTATGCTTTGGATTTAGGTATCCCACAAGGCAAGCCCGGCCAAGACGGAAATGGGGCGGGGAACGTGTTTGTCCCTACGGATAATATCATAGCCGATAGATATTATATTTTTAAATCCTCCGTTGATAAAAGCGCAAACGGGGATTTTATCGAATTGGACAGCCTTGCCTTTGGTGTAGGTCAAAACTACTCGGGTTACAAGAACGCCGAGATATTCAATGACTATGAGAATAACAAGGCGGCAGGAAATTACGCCCACGCAGAGGGTATGAATACCAACGCTACCGGTCCTAGGGCGCATGCGGAGGGTTACAAAACGAATGTGTTCGCTAGCGAGGGTCACGCCGAGGGCAGGGGAACATGGTGCTTAGGAGCGCAATCGCATGTAGAGGGATTATATTCTTATTGTTTAGGGGATGGTTCGCATGTAGAAGGAGGATCAATAGGCACCCAGCCTTATTTTATTGAAAATACCGTAGGAGGTATAGAGGATCGGCCTATTTTTGATACAGAAGGGGAGGCTTTAAGGACTTTCATAGAAGATTATGGAACCTATAACTCTGAGAATATTGAGCACTCGTTAAGCTTTGACGCTGTATCTCTACTAGAGAGGTTTGCCCTAAACATGTCAATTGGTAGCCGAAGCCACCTCGAGGGATGTAACAATTTTATTTGTGATAACACAAGCCATGTAGAAGGATATAATAATATATGTGGTGATTTGTATTATTCGCATAGTGCACCAATTGTACATAAGGCAAATCATGTGGAAGGATACAATAATGTTCTGTTTTCGGGAAGAAAATATATAGATCAAAACTTCTGTGTTCACATCGAGGGGTATAACAATAAGGTTTATAGAGGATGTTCTTTCTCGCATATAGGAGGAAAAGATTGTGTTATGAGCGAAGGCTCTTCTTCTTCTTTTTGCCATGGAGATCATTTGCTTATAGAGTCAAGTTATGGGGTTTCTTTTGGTCGTTATAATGAGCCGATATTAAATGGGGAAAAAGTTTTATTTTCTTATGGGATAGGAAATGGTCCAAATAATCGAAAAAATGCTTTATCCATATTGGAGGATGGAACGGTCAGTATTCCTAGTATAGAAGATAAAATAAATAATTCTATCGATTCTAATTTTTTATATTTAAATGATAAATTAAATGATAACAACAAAGAACTTAGGGCTATCATGGATGAGCAATCTAATCAGATAAGAGACTTATTAGAATTGCTTCAATCTGGCATTGAAGGGGTAAAGGCCTTCATCGCTGGTAGCGTATTAGTGTTTACTAACAATATAAAGACGGAAGTGCTAAAAGATATTCTTTTTATTTCCGATTCTCAAGTTGTAGCGGAAAATGAAGTCTTGATAATAAAATAAAGATATGGGAACAATAAAAAAAATAAACGTAAATGGAATAGAGTATGATTTGGCTGGTTCCGGTGGAGCCATGATAAATGTTACTTATTCAGAATTAGTATCATTAATTGGTAGTAGTTCTCTTGTCCAAGGAAATAAATATAGGATAACGGATTATGTGACAGAATTTAAGTCTTGGAAGTCCGCCGGTCACCAATTCGATATTGTGGTCGAAGCTATCACGGAAGATAGGATATCGGATAAGGCATCTGCCATGTTACATGATGGAGATATTTATTTCAAAAACAGTCGGTTGTCCGCTTGGCAGATATGGTATGATATTAATAATGATACCAGTCTGTTTCATGAGGCTAAAGAAGGAGGCAAGGGTTCGATATATAGAATGATAGATGAGTTTGGAAATGATGTGTTTTATGATTTCAAGAATCTTTTAACACCAATGACATCAGAAGACAATCCAAACATATCAAGCGATACGCTAGATTTTTATACATTTTCGGTCAAGGATGGTTCCACCGTTAAGGATGCCTCGCTCGGCTTAGATAAAGTCAGTGTTTTTAATAATAAGATAACAATAACAAAAAGCCTTAACAAGATTCCCTCCATATTTAAGAACTCTGTTATCTCAATAGATAAGCCCTTGATTGGAGGTCAGATTTACAATAATGTAATATCAGGAGGGCTTCGTGTATTGTGTAACAATATGGGAGATGTCAATTCGAACACAATATCTACGTATTGCAACGTGATAAAAAAGAGCCTCTCATCTTTTTATAAAAATACAATAACAATGACATCTACTAGTGTGAATATAGACGGGGTTATTATTGGATGCTCCTTGATTGGAAATTTTTCGAATGTAACGGTTGAGGGTAATATTAGTTACAGCTTTATCACGGCAGATGGCTCCTTAGTGAAAACGATCAATCCTTTTACCCTTGGATAATATGGAAACTATCCGCATAGGCAACGACATATCCGTCCAGTGGACGATATTGCACGATAATGTTCCCGAACCACTTGAGGGACGGGATTTGAAGGTGATCTTGTCAAACTCATTCGAGAGGATAGAGATAAAGGATTTCCTCCTTGTCGGTAACGTCATAAGATTCTCTTATCACGGGAAGGATCAGGTACATTGCGGGGTTTACACGTTGACGTTATTCGAGAATTATAAGAAAGATGGCATGATGGCCGTTGACGCTTGCGAGGCGTTCAAGCTCATACCGAGATCATGCGGGAAGACTGACGAACAGTCTTGCTCGAATCTGGAAGTGTCCACGGTGGATGTCAGCTCATCTTTTGATATATTGAATAACCCCAAGAACACCCTCGTGTCCGACTCAATCCATAGGATCGAGGCCATTACGCAAGAGGAGTATGACAAGATCGAGATCCCTAATCCAAACATCTTATATGTAATACTATGATTCTGAACGGGGCGATAGATATAAAGTTTAACGGAGCGGACGTGAAGAAAATCTATCTGGGACGAGATACGGTATGGACTAGGGAAGCGCATTTGATCGTCACCCCAACGGCTATATGGCTACAAAGGAGTAATGGTTTTGAAGCGGATGTGAATATAATATCAAACATCTTATGGGATGTCGAATAGTGAATAATTAATTAAAAATTTTAGAAGTATGGCAAAACCTAGTTGGTTGACAGTAAACCCGATGTCTGGATCGGGTAATGATACGCTTAGGAATACAGCGGCGGCGTATAAGGGCAGAAAACCGAGAACGGGAACGGTCACGGTGACCGGATCCGGCGTGGCGCAACCCAAGACTTATAAGGTGACGCAAGAGGCGGAACCCGAGTATATATCCATAGACAACGGATCGTCGATGGCGGCAGATAAGACAGGAGGAAAAGTCACTGTCAATGGGAAATCCAATTCTGCCGCCTTGTCATTCGCGTGGGTGGGAGAAGCGAAGGAGGCGACGATCTCCCCCCAGTATACCGCAGGTGGTAAACCCACTAATAATACGGAGGCGATCGAAGGAGATCCGGGAGCGACAGGCGAGGTGGTATGGTCTGTGGATCTGACCTTGCCGGCCAATACCACGATAGAGCAGATAGACAGGACCCTGAAGGTATCCAACGGTAGCACCGTTCAGCAGCAGATCGTGATTGAGCAAACAGCCGGAGACGCTAACTTGTCGTTAAGCGAGACAGAGATAACGATCCCTGCGGATGGAAGCGCTGTTACCGTTATTGTTACTTCCAATACGCAATGGACGGTATCTTGATCCCTGCCCGGTATGGAGAAAGTGATACCATGGGGCGTAGGTGGAGGGAATCTCCACCTTGCCTATACAGGGCGAGATAATGGCGAGATCGTCATCACGAGTGACACGGAGAATTATACGGGGACGGAGCGGTACGAGGTATTGACCGTGGCGACCGGAAACGGAGCGGTCAAAGAGCGGCTTACGGTACGTCAGCCTAGTCGCAAGGCTTACGTTGACGGAAAAATGTTGGTGTTTACCCTTGCGGCGAATGTCTCGGTATCGGGAGGTAATTTGGTGATCGAGGATACGGGGATATCGGTAAGGGATGATGTAATATTTATTTGATAAAAAAAGGATCGGAAGAATGGAGTTTTTTAAGATGATTTGCAGCATGAGAGAACTACTAACGGTAGTCGTGTTTGAGATGTTCATCGTTATGGTGGCGATGGGATGGGATTTCGCCTCGGGTTATTACAAGGCCAAACTGAGGGGAGAGGAGCGTAATTCGTATGGCATGCGCAGGACGGTCAGCAAGTTCATACTTTACGCTGGCAGCGTATGTATAGCGTGCGGTATAGACTCGGTATGCTACGTGTGCCGTTTTTGGGAATTTATCCATCTGCCATTCTTGACCAATGTCCCGGTCGTATCCTCGATAGTGACCGTATTTATCTTGATAACGGAGGTTAGGTCTATCTGGGAGAAGGCCGATGCCAAACAGAGGAGACAGGCTAGTAAGACTGCCGACATGATCGGTAAAGTTGTAACGCAAAAGGTTTTGGAGGACGCTTTGACAAACGCTTTATCCAATGCCATTAATAAAAACAAGAAAGGATAATAAAATATGGGAAAAGACAATTTACCTCGTGGGTATCGAAACAACAACCCCGGGAATATCAGGATCAATAGCGACTTGTTCCAAGGTGAGATACGTCCGAGCAAGGATAAATCATTTAAACAGTTTGAGACTATGGCATACGGTTACAGGGCGGTGTTCCGCATCTTGCGCAACTACTATAACAACTATAAGCTTGACACCATCCGCAAGATGATAGGTCGCTGGGCGCCGGAAAACGAGAACGATACGGAGGCCTACATTAAGGCCGTATCCGATTATGCCGGCATCCCGGCTGATGATCCGATCAACATCAACGATCGTGAGCAAATGACCCATATTGTCGCCGGCATGAGCAAGGTGGAGAATGGGAGAGAGGCAGATATGTCGGACGTTATCGCTGGATGGAATTTACTTTAACAATAACAAGACCTAATGCTGTAGAGGTAAGCGTAAAATAAGATGAAAAAATATATTGGAACAAAACAGATTGAAGCAGAGCCTATGACAATGGGCGAAGCGTTTGAGAAAGGTTTGCTGCAAACAGGAAGAGTGCCTAATGAAACCGAAAAAGACAAATCCGGTTATCATGTGAAATACAAGGACGGTTATGAAAGCTGGTCTCCGGCAGAGCCATTCGAGGAGGCTTATAAGGTCTGTCATACGTTTATAGATCGTCTCCAAATAGAATTGTTCGAATTATCCGATAAGCAAGAAAAGCTAGGTAAGTTCTTTGGCACGGATATATTCAAAGGATTGTCAACACAAAAGCAAGTATTACTACGTGCACAATTTGGGGCGATGGAAGCTTATAGGCAAATCATTATTGAGCGCATCCGTATTGAGGGCATCTTAGAATGAGGCCTTGGCAAGTAATATTAATACTAGTGTGCTTGGTAGCCAGTTTCACGGCTGGCTACCATATCCGGGGGGATGTGGCTAGTGATTCGATATCCAAGACCGACACGTCCGCCAAGGTGGATACGATACATGACAGCATCCCGTACCCGGTCTATGAGACACTGGTACAAACAATACCTGAGCCTTTTCCTGTCTACATTACATTAGACGGTGATACGATTAAGGAACCTATATATGTCCCGGTGCCGATAACCAGCAAGGAGTACAAGACAGATGATTATCGGCTGTCAATATCCGGCTATAAGCCTAATCTTAATTACATCGAGGTTTATAGAAGGACTGAGTATATAACCAAGACAATGAATCCACGTAGATGGGGAATAGGAGTTATAGCCGGTTATGGGATCGGTAAGAATGGCTTGTCACCCTATGTCGGGATAGGTGGGTTTTATAGAATTTGGTGAGGCTTCCATGGCTCACGCCCGAGAAACCTCTGATAATAGAATGAATGCGTTATATGAATAACAAGGGCTGACGTTTTTTTGTTCATGATTAATTTAATATTAGTTTGATGGTGACTTCGTGAGAACGAACCGGAAAGGGAAGATAAAGAAAAAAGAATCTTCCCTAAATAATCGGATCGGAAGTTTGATTATTTTTTCATGCCACGCACGACGGGAAGATTCTTACAAGTCTTTCTGCCGTGCATTTTTTGTGCCCGGCTTTGATAGTAAAACAAACCACGAAATAAAAAGTTTATGAATAAGGTGGAAATTTTTTACAAAAAAG